AAAGCATTGATTATGGAGTTTATGAAGTTTTGGATGAAGAACTATCCAGATGTAATCACAGGTTGGAATACAAAGTTTTTTGACTTGCCTTATTTGTGTAATAGAATTAAATTACTTACAGATGAAAAAGTTGTAAGAAGATTATCGCCTTGGAATTTAGTAGGTACGGAAGAGATTGTTGTAAGAGGACGATCTCAATTGCATTATGATTTATATGGTATTGCAATGTTAGATTACCTTGATCTATATAAAAAGTTTATTCCTGTTAGACAAGAAAGTTATAAGTTAGATCATATCGGTAAAGTAGAATTAGGTTTACAAAAAGATGAAAATCCTTATGATACATTTAGAGAATGGTATACAAAAGACTTTCAATCGTTTGTAGATTATAATATTAAAGACGTTGAGATTGTTGACCAGTTAGAAGATAAATTAAAACTGATTGAACTTATCTTAACAATGGCGTATGAGGCAAAAGTTAATTACCAAGATGTATTTTCACAAGTTAGATTTTGGGATACATTAATCTATAACTTCTTACGTAAAGATAACATAGTCATACCACCAAAAGAAGATAACTTAAAAGATGAAAAGTATCCTGGTGCGTATGTAAAAGATCCTCTAGTAGGTATGCACAAATGGATTGTTTCGTTTGACATCAATTCACTATACCCACATTTGATTATGCAATATAATATTTCTCCCGAAAAGATTATAGGTATGAAACCAAATGGTATTACGGTGAACAAGATGTTAAATCAGGCAACGCCTCTAACATATCTTAAAACGGAAGGTGCAACTATTACACCAAACGGTGCATTATTTAAAACTGATAGTGAAGGTTTTTTACCTAAACTATTAGGCAAAATGTATAATGATCGTGTAACGTATAAGAAAAAAATGTTAGAGGCGAAAAAAACTTATAATGAAACAAAAGACCCTAGTCTATTAAATGAGATTGCTCGTTGCCATAATATTCAATGGGCAAAGAAGATTGCATTAAATAGTGCTTACGGTGCCATCGGTAATCAATATTTTAGATATTATGATGTAAGACAGGCAATGGCAATCACACTTGCAGGTCAGTTTGTAATTCGTTTTATTGAAAAGAATGTAAACGAATATATGAATAATATATTAAAGACACACGATCAAATAGATTATGTTGTGGCATCCGATACAGATTCAATTTATCTTACACTAGATAAACTTGTTGAACAAGTATGTAAAGATAAATCTACTGAACAGAAATTAAGATTTATTAATAAAGTTGTTGAAGGTAGAATAGAACCATTCCTAGAAAAATGTTTCAATCAACTTGCAGAATACACAAACGCATTTAAAAATTGTATGGTAATGAAACGAGAAGTTATTGCTGACAAAGGTATATGGACTGCTAAAAAAAGATATATGTTAAATGTATTAGACGAAGAAGGTATTACATTTGATGAACCTAAATTAAAGATTATGGGTATTGAGGCAGTTAAGTCATCAACACCAGAGATATGTAGAACTAGAATTAAACAAGCAATCAAACTTGTTATGTCAAAAGAAGAATCAGATTTACATAAGTTTATTGCTGACTTTAGAACAGAATTTTTTAATCTGTCTGCTGAAGAAATATCTTTTCCTAGAAGTTGTAACAATATGAAAAAATATTATAGTAGTTCCGATATATTCATCAAATCAACTCCTATTCACGTAAAAGGTGCGTTGATATATAATCATCAAATAAAACAATTCAATTTACAAAACAAGTATCCATTAATACAAGAAGGTGATAAAATTAAATTTATTAAACTATTAGAAGCAAATCCATTTAAGTTTGATGTAATAAGTTATGTTACAAAGTTACCTAAAGAATTTAAGTTAGACAAGTATATAGATTATGAGGTGCAGTTTCAAAAGACATTTATTGATCCTATGACTTTCATCTTACAACCTATTGGTTGGTCACACGAACCAAAAGCAAGTTTAGAGGCATTTTTTGGATGACAACCGCTTTTATATTATTTTTGATTACAATACATTGGGCATTTATGTTAGGTGCTAATATTGCTATGAGATCAGAAATAAGTACACCTAAATTTTTAATGATTATGTTTATAATATGGACACTACTAAAAAATATAATGTAATATACGCTGATCCACCTTGGACTTTTAAAACGTATTCTGATAAGGGTAAAGATAGAAGTCCTGAAAATCATTATAACGTAATGAGTTTAAAAGACATATGTAATTTACCTATAAGTAAAATTGCAAATGATAATTCAGTATTGTTAATGTGGGTTGTTGATCCTTTATTAGACAAAGCGTTTGAAGTTATTAATGCGTGGGGTTTTAAATATAAAACTGTAGGATTTACTTGGGCAAAAACAAATAAAAAGAGTATGGGTTTCTTTACAGGTTTAGGATATTGGACTAGAGGCAATCCTGAAATGTGTTTACTTGCAACAAAAGGTAAACCAAAACGATTAAGTAAAAGTGTGCCTCAATTAGTTGTAGAACAACGTAGAGAACACAGTAGAAAACCAGATATAATGTATAACCATATAGAGAACTTATTGGAAGGACCTTACATAGAGTTGTTTGCTAGAACACAACGAAGTGGTTGGGATAGTTGGGGTAATCAAACGGATAAATTTAAATGAAAATTACAAGTGAAACAGCATTAAATTGTAGTAAAATAATAATAGATTTTTTTAGTGATTTTAAACGTATAGATGATTACTTTAGAATTAAAAAGATTGAAAGAGTAAAAGACATTCCAACACCTATTCCAGGTTTTTCTATTGAAGATGATATGTTTCAAAATTATGATATGTCACCTGAAGAAATGGATATAGATGTTGCTGAAAATAAAAATGAAGTCTTTGATACTATGTTAGAAAAAGTTGCAAGTTTCACACCAGAACAAGCACCAGGTAAAGAACTAAAATTACTTGTAAAAGAAAAAAATACTAATACTGTTATAGGTTTTATAAAGTTAGCGTCACCTATGATTAACTCTAAACCTCGTAATGAGTATTTAAACGGAACACCAGAATTATCTATCTTCAATAAACGTGCTATTATGGGATTTATTATTGTTCCTGTACAACCTTTTGGTTTTAATTATTTGGGTGGTAAGTTATTAGCATTAATTTGTTGTTCTCACAAAGTTAGAGAAATGTTAAATAACAAATACAATACAGAATTTTGTTTATTTGAAACTACAAGTTTATATGGCAATATAAAAGGCACATCAATGTATGATGGATTAAAACCATTTTTACGTTATAAGGGTGATACATTATCTAAATTTGTACCATCATTGGGTGACACACAATATACCACTATTAAAAAAATTATTGAAAAAGAAATTAATGATGAAATAATACACAAGGGTGCTTCAAGTCGTAAACTAAAAATAATGCAAAAGATTATTAGTTTAATTAAATCAGCATTAAAAGATACTCATAAAGATGAATATGATAAATTTGTAAAAGCAATATCTAGTGCTGAAGGTATTACAACACAAAAAAGATTTTATATGTCTGATTATGGATATGAAAATGCAAAAGATGTTTTGTTAGGTAAAACGAATACCTTAATTAAAGGACAAAATTTTGATAAACATAATTTAGAAAACATTATTGATTGGTGGAAGAAAAAAGCAACAAGTAGATATAATAATTTAAAACTAGAAAACAAAGTACGAAAAAAATTAGAAGTTTGGAATTCTGAAACAATGAATGATATAGATATAATAAGATAAATAGTATGGTAATGCCGATCACAAAAGAACAATATACAGATTTAAAAGAGTATTGGGACTATCAAAGAAAGGTAGCATACAATAAAGAAATAATATCTAATATAGCTGAACAATTTAAAAATAGAATACATAATGAGTTTGGTGCAATGGATCAAAATGAAATTAAAAAAGTATTATGGGATAGAGTTGAAAGTGATGATTATGAAGATCCACCAAAAAGTTGGATTCCAGAAGACATTTCTATGAGATTTGAATGGGAACCAGATCCTAACATACCTAAGCAACTCACAAAACCTAAGGGTAGACCTGTAATATTAAGAGCAAAAGAAGGTTGGGAAAAAGCGTTTGATGATGATAACGATATATAAAAATAAACAATATTTAAATCACAGTTTTCCAGCAAAAGACCTTGACAAAATCAAAGAAATATGTTATAGTCTAGGTATTAAATGGTACACGATAAGTTATACACAAAAGGAGTATGAAGAATATGAGCAATTTTCTAAAAGACATAATTAAAGAAACTGGCAATGAATATGCTGGTTTAGTAAGTGAAGGAGTTGATAGTGCAGATGTAACAAGTTTTATTGATACAGGCTCTTATTCTTTCAATGCGTTACTATCAGGTTCAATATATGGCGGTATGCCAGGTAATAAGATTACAGCAATCGCTGGTGAGGCCGCTACAGGTAAAACTTTCTTTGCATTAGGTATATGCAAACATTTTTTAGATACAGACAAAGACGCAGGTGTAATTTATTTTGAATCAGAAAGTGCCATTTCAAAAGAGATGATTGAAGGTAGAGGAGTTGATTCTACTAGAATGGTAATTGTACCAGTTGCCACAGTACAAGAATTTAGAGCACAATCAATTAAGATTATAGACAAATATTTAGAACAACCAGAAGATAAAAGAAAACCATTAATGTTTGTATTAGATAGTTTAGGAATGTTATCTACTACAAAAGAAATGGAAGATACTGCTGCTGGTAAAGAAACAAGAGATATGACTAGATCACAAATAGTCAAATCAACATTTAGAGTATTAACATTGAAACTTGGTAAAGCAAATATACCAATGATAATGACCAATCACACATATGACGTTATCGGTTCAATGTTCCCACAAAAAGAAATGGGTGGTGGTAGTGGTTTAAAATATGCCGCTTCATCAATCATCTATCTTGGTAAGAGAAAAGAAAAAGACGGTACCGAAGTTGTCCGTAATATCATACATTGTAAAAATTACAAATCACGTTTAACAAAAGAAAATGCACAAATTGATGTCAAACTAACTTATAAAAAAGGACTTGATAAGTATTACGGTCTATTAGAACTTGGAGAAGAAGCAGGTATATTCAAAAAAGTTTCTACAAGATACGAAATGCCAGATGGTTCTAAAGTGTTTGGTAAAAACATCAATGATGAACCTGAAAAGTATTTTACAAAAGAGGTATTAGACAAGATAGATGAATACGCAAAAAGAAAATTCAGCTACGGATCAAACGAAGAATAAAAAATACGCTTACGTACAAAGAGATGGTGATGACTTTACTTGTATAAAGTTATTAGAAGGCAAGTACAAAGGTATAATTTATAAGTACGGTAAAGTAGGTTTTGCAAAAGAAGAAAAACCTGATGGTACTTTACCTATGAAGTTTGACTATGATATTATTTTTAATCCACACGAAACGGACATTGACAAACAAGAGTTTATAGATTATATTGGAGATATATTAATAGAACAATTAGAAAGACAACTTAATAATGGCACCGCTATCCTTGAATAGTAATAATGAACGAATAGAAATTACGATACTAAGAAACCTTATTTTCAATGAGGAGTTTACTCGTAAAGCATTACCTTTTGTAAATGAAATTTATTTTACAAAAAGAGAAGAAAAGATTTTATTCCAAGAGATTAATACCTTTGTTGAGAAGTATAAAAATTTACCTACAAAAGAAACTTTACTTATTGAATTAGGTTATCGTAAAGATATAAATGATGAAGAAGTCAAATCAGTAAAAGAATTATTATCTACATTAATTCCTGAAGAAGTTGAACAACAATGGTTGTTAGATACAACTGAAAAGTTTTGTAAAGATCGTGCTGTTCACAATGCAGTATTAGATGGTATTAAAATTTTAGATGGTAAAGATCAAAAGAGAACACAAGAGGCAATACCTAGTATTCTTGCAGACGCATTAGCAGTTAGTTTTGGTAATCATATCGGACACGATTACATAGAAGACGCAGACGCTAGATTTAAATTCTATCATACTAAAGAAAAGAAATATCAATTTGACTTATCTTACTTCAATAAGATTACAAAAGGCGGTGTGCCAAGTAAGACTTTAAATATTGCTCTTGCAGGTACAGGTGTCGGTAAATCTTTGTTTATGTGTCATTGTGCTAGTGCTTATTTAGCACAAGGTTTAAATGTATTGTATATTACTTTAGAAATGGCTGAAGAAAGAATTGCTGAAAGAATAGACGCAAACTTATTAGATACAACGATAGATGATTTACACGCATTACCAAAAGACTTGTATGATTCTAAAATACTAAAAGTTAAAAACAAAACAAACGGTCAATTAATTATTAAAGAATATCCTACAGCGTCTGCTCATAGTGGTCACTTTAGAAGTTTATTAAATGAACTTGCATTAAAGAAATCGTTTAGACCAGATGTATTGTTTATTGATTATTTAAATATCTGTGCTAGTGCTAGATTTAAAGGTGGTAACATATCATCTTATTTCTATATTAAGGCAATCGCCGAAGAATTAAGAGGTCTTGCTGTTGAGTTTAATGTGCCAATCTTTAGTGCAACACAAACAACAAGAACTGGTTTCGTTTCTACAGATATTGGTTTAGAAGATACGTCTGAAAGTTTTGGTCTACCTGCAACTGCTGACTTTATGTTTGCTCTAATGTCAAATGAAGAATTAGAACAACTAGGTCAAATGAAAGTCAAACAATTAAAGAACAGATATAATGATCCTGCAATTAACAGATCATTTATTGTAGGTGTAGATAGGGCAAAAATGAAACTGTATGATGTAGAAAATACAGCACAAAACATAGTAGATAGAGGCAGAGAACCAGAAATAAAACAAGAAGATCCTTATGATAAGTTTTCTGATTTTAAAATATAATGGCTAAAAAACAAAAAGTACGATTTCATAAAGGCGATAGACGACCAAAACACGATAAAGAATACGGAACACTATCGTACAATGTAAAGATGAAAAAACGTGGTCGTAAATTACTATGGTCAGTAATAGAACAACCTACAAATAAAACTGTTGCAGAATACTTTTTTGAAGAAGACGCACAAAAAACGGCAGACTTTCAAAACAAACACCGTGTATGGCAACCTAATGGTGGCATACCTTCTTTTCTCTGGATTAGACTTGATTATTCTTATAAATAGTGATATAATTTAGTTGATTTATATGGACAAAGTGATTATAGTTATGGGAACAATGAGAGAGAAATGTTTAGTTTTAAAGGTTTTATTACAAGCGAAAAGAACACACATTTAGAACATTTAGAAGATGATATAATAAATCGTGGTTCAGATGGTGGTCGAAACGCAGTAAATTTTTTAAAGTCAGTAAGAAATATGCTGGCAGGTTCTGCTGGTGGACGTGTTAATATGTCTGTCAAATGGGACGGTGCACCTGCCATTATTGCAGGTATCAATCCAGAAAACGGCAAATTCTTTGTCGGTACAAAATCAGTATTCAACGTAACACCTAAAATCAATTATACATCTGCTGATATTAGCAGAAATCATAGTGGTCCTGTTGCAGAAAAATTACAAGTATGTTTAACTGAATTAAAACGATTAAGAATTTCAGGTATCTATCAAGGTGATTTATTATTTACAAAGGGTGATTTAAAATCTGCTACAATTGATGGTGAAAGAATGATTACCTTTACACCAAACACAATTACATATGCAGTACCAGTTAATTCAGATATAGGTAAAAGAATAGCAAGAGCAAGATTAGGAATTGTATTTCATACTTACTACACAGGTAAAGATATGAAATCATTAACAGCAGGATTTGGAACTGTATCAGGTAAATCAGGATCGTCTGCTGTGTTTTTAGCAAGTGCAGGTTATACCGATACATCTGGTTCATCTACATTTACATCTTCCGAGTTATCATCATTTGACGCATTGATTAGAATGGCAGAAGGTTCGTTATCAAAAGCGGCACCTTTATTAGACATTATGAAATCAAACGACAGTTTATCTGTAGGATTTAGATTAAAAGCATTTTTTAACTACTATATAAGAAATAGTAAAGGTGATTCAATGGCAAAAGTTAAAACTTTACAAGATATGTTTAGAGAATATTACGAACAAATTTTAAGAGCAGAAATAGACGCAAGAAAAACTGAAAGTGGTAAACAAAAATATAGAGATGCTTTAAAAACAAATTTACAATTTATAGATAAAAATAGAAATGCTTTATATTTTGCAATTGCTTCACACGTAAGTTTAAGCAGAGCAAAAAACTTTTTAATTAATAAACTTGCACAAATACAAAATATAGGACATTTTATTAGAACA